GCCATGAATAATCAAGGCAAGATGGGAGTAGTATAATGGCAGGACAATTTCCTACAGACCCAAATTTTAGAAGTTTAAATTTTCAAGATAATAGACCTACATTATTAAATCAGACTTTATCAGGTAAAAAACAAGTCAGACAAATAGGTAGTCAATATTTTTCTTTTACAGTTGCAATGCCACCCCTAGAACAAGATAAGGCTCAAGAGGTATTTGCATTTTTACAAAAACAAAAAGGTTCTTTTGAGGACTTTACTATACAAGCACCAATAGATAATTTAGGTGCAAGTAAATCAGAAACAGATATATTAGTTAATGGTGTTCATTCAGCAGGCGATAATACAATTGCTATGGATGGATTTTCACAAACAACAGGTGCTTTAAAAGCTGGTGACTACATTAAATTTGCTAATCATTCTAAAGTATATATGGTTTCTGAAGATGCTGACGCATCAGGTGGTTCAGTTACAGTAACAATATCACCAAATCTAGTAGCATCTCTATCAGATAATGAAGCTGTTACTGTAAACAAGCCAAGTTTTACTGTTTATTTACAAAACAATGAAATCATGTATTCAACAGATGCTAGTGGTTTTTACAGTATTTCATTTGATGTTAGAGAGGTTATAATCTAATGCCAAGAAGTTTATCTACTGCTTTACAAACTCAAGTATCATCAACAGCAACTAAAACAGCCTTCTTAGTTGAGCTTAATTTATCATCTACTATTAGATTAACTGATTGGTATTCTAATGTTACTTATGATTCTAATACTTACGAAGCTGGCGGTAGCTTTTTGACAGTTGATGCAACTATTGAGACAGGTCAATTAGAAGTTAATGAGTTGAACTTAGCTTTTTCTAATGTTACAGATCAGGTTAGGTCTTTGGTTCAAGATGGTTCTTTTACAGATAAAACAGTAGATATTTATTTGGCTTATTTCGATTCTAATGAAACCATAATTGGTGCTATAAATTATTTTACTGGCATAGTAAGAAATGTATCAATTAATGAGAATATAAGTGGAACTATTTTAAATACTACTGTTGCATCTCATTGGGCAAACTGGAATTTAACCAAAGGCAGACATTTTACAGATGAATCACAACAGGCATTTAGTACAGGTGATAAGGGTTTTGAATTTGCTACACAAGTCAAATCAGATGTTAGGTGGGGTTCATAATGCCTTTTTGGTCTACAGTATTTGGTTTTTTCAAAGCCGCAGGTAGCACGTTAGGGGTTGGAGGAACTCTTGGCAATGTAATAGCTGGAATTACTGGGTTTATAAACATAAGCTCATTAGTGGTGGGTGTTAAAGGTTTTTTACAAGCAAGACAAATGCTTGCAAAGGGTCAGGACATATTAGCCAACAAAACATCTGCTGGTGGAAAGCTACCAATCATTTATGGAAATAGAAGGGTTGGAACACAAATTATTTACATGGATGTTAATGCTAATAATTCGCAAGAACTATATGTGGTTTATGCTTTATCAGTTGGTGAATGTGATGAAATACTTGGAAGAACTATTGAATTAGATGGCAATCCTTTAACTGATTCTGCTAGATTTAGAATCGGTGGTTATATAGGTTCAGATAAAATATCTTCAGGTTCAGGCTCACTAAATACAGTTTCACAAAATGGAGACCCTGTAGAAGTTACTGCTGGTGGTTTTGGTACAAATCCTTCCAGTAGATATATGTATGTTATGAATTTGCATCATGGATCTGCATCACAAACAGCAGACCCAATGCTTGTTGCTTCTATGTCTAATTGGACTTCTGCACATAGATTAGATGGAGTTTGTTATATAGCAGCTCATTATAATTATGATACTAGAGGTATGTGGAAAGGTATTCCACAATTAACAGTTCAAGTGAGAGGTAAAAAAGTATATGACCCTAGATTAGATTCTACTGCTGGTGGTAGTGGTACTCAAAGACTTGGAACTCCATCTACTTATGCATTTTCTGATAATCCGTCTTTAACTTTTTTAGATTACATTACTAATAATGAATATGGTAAAGGTTTAACCGCATCACAATTAAATTTATCTACATTTAGCACTGCTGCTAATACAGCAGATACTTTAGTTGATAATCCTTTTTACAATGGAACTGCTCAAGCATTTACATGGAGTGGTAATGCAGGACAAAATTTTATAAGCACAACATCTTCAAGTCTACATTGGTGGAGTAATAAAATAGGTGAAACACTTACTCTTACTGACTCAGGTGGAAATACTGTATTAAGTAATGCAGAAATAATAGATGTTCAGAGATATAGACCTTATGGACAAGCTATATCATATTTAATTTTTTTTAATCAAACACTAAGTTCTTCTTATGCTTCACAAACAGGAACGTCTTTAAACAAAGTAAAGAGATTTCATTGTAATGGTTATGTTGATGGCAATAAGACTGTTATGGAAAACTCAAAAGAATTACTTGCAAATATGCGAGGTATATTTCTTTATGTTGATGGTAAGTATGAATTAACCATAGAAGATACTGGTTCTTCTACATTTAGTATTACAGACAATCATATTATTGCCGATGCTGGTATTTCAGTTGATTATGGCAATAAAGATAAAAAAGCAAATAAAGTTATTGTTGAATTTTTTAATGGTAATAAAAAATATGAATTAGATACAGCAACAGTTTTACATGATGCTTCTCCTGAATATTATTCAGATGATGGTGATGAGATACTAGAAATAAAAGCTGAGTTTCCTTTTGTAAGTGACCCCTATATAGCTTATAACATGGCTAAAGCAATACTAGTTAGAAGTAGAAATCAGACTACTATGCAGTTCTTAGGAACTCCTGAGATGTATAAATTAAATGTAGGAGATATAGTTGATCTAACTTATGCAGGTCTTGGATTCTCAGGCAAGGTTTGTAGAGTAGAAGCTCTTGAGCTGCAATCTGATGGCTTGGTTTCAGTTAGTTTAATAGAATACTTTGATGTATATACATGGGAAGTACCACCTCAAGAAGCATTAGAAGAATTATCTGATATTCCTTCTGCTTACGCAGTTGGTAAACCAACCAATGTTATTTTTATAGATACTGATTCTTCTAATATAGATAGACCTGTATTAACTTGGGATGCACCAACAGATTATCCATCAAAAGAATTTAGAGTAGATGTTGTAGATAGTTCTGCAAATCCTGTATTTAGTAAAATAGTCGATACTAATTCTGCTGATTTAGCATTTATACCAAAAGCATCTAATTATGTTGCAAGTGTTACATCTATTAATACTTTAGGCGTAGAATCTGATTCAACTGATTTAACCTTTACTGTTGGAGATGAGCCTGTTGCTGTTGGTGATGTACAAGCAAATGCAATTACTGCCAATGAAATAAATGTAAGTAATTTATCTTCTATATCGGCAGACTTTGGAACTATGACTGCTGGAACTATAAACGCACAAAATGTAACAGTTAGTAATTTTACAGCAGAAAAAATATCAGGAGATATAGATAAACTAGAACCTGTAAGTCTTACGCCTAACCAAAGTATAGGTACAAGTTATACAACATTAGCAATCATTACCTTACCTGCTCCTGATTTAACAACAGCAGGAAATGGTCATACTCCATTTTTTAGTTTGGTTTTATCTGCTACTTTATCAGGTGGCGGTGCTCAAATGGATATAAAATGTCAATTATTGGGAACGCCAATAGGTGGATCTTCTCAATTCTATACTGCTGCTGAATCAGGACAAGACCATAATTTTAGTAGTGGTTCTATATCACAATCTGTCTCAGGCTCTTTTAATCAAAAAGTTGGTTCTGCTTGTTATTTATATGTACAAGCAAAAAGAAATGCAGGAACAATAACTGTTGATAAGATACAGGGTATTTATGCAGGATTAAGAGGTGGGTAATATGTGGGCAACATGGGATTATGAAAACAACAAGATTCTAATTGGTGAACAAAAGAATAAAGGTGATGATACTAATAATTGGATTCCTGTTGATAAACAATTTACAGATATAAATTTAGATACACATAAAGTACAAACAACTTTTGATGAAGAAAATAATTTAATAACAATAAAAGCTATAGAAAAGTCTGAAGCTGAACTTATAGAAGTATCGTTGTTTAAATTAAGAACTATAAGAAATAATAGATTAGCATCTAGCGATTGGACTCAAGTTAGCGATAGTCCTTTATCAAATGCTAAAAAACAAGAATGGGCAACATATAGGCAATCATTAAGGGATTTACCATCCCAACATCAAGCAACTAATAATATTGATGATGTGAT